TCTTGGCCCCGCCCAGGTAGAGCTCCAGCGTGGTGCCGGGGCGCAGAGCGGGGTCCATGACCACCCCCCAGGCCCCGTGGCCCACCTCTTCCACGGCGTAGGCCGGCCCCAACGCGGCCCAAGCGGGAGCTACGACCTCTACCTCCCCTTTCTCGTTGATCCGCCAGACCTTCTTCTCTGGGGTCAAGAGCTCCAGGAGGTCCGCCAGGGGCGTGGCCCGTCGGACGTACCGGGTGGCCACGCCTTCCACCTCCAGCTTTCCGGGCCGCTCCCCAGCCTCGCGAATAGCGTCCGCCAGCACGGTGCGGTAGGGGATGCCTTCGTAGTAGCGGGGCCGGAGGGGCCTCTCTAGTCCGTCCGCCCCGCCCACGAAGCGGGCCACCGTCCAGCCCTCGGGGTGGGGAGAGAGGCGGACGGTGCCCTGCCAGGTGCTCACCTGGTCGTCCAGCTCCATGCGCAGAGTGGCCTGTCCGTCCTGAAGCCGGCGCTCTTCCCAGGGTTCGGCCACAATGAAACCCCCCACAGGCCTCCCCCGGAGGGGCAGGCTCAGGTACCCCGAGGCGATGGGGCTGTCGTTTAGGGTGAAGGCGGGCATGTCAGGGTTTGGGTGGGGACTTGGACGGGCGGTCCACTTCCAGGACGCTCACCCCGGTCCCGAGCATGGGCTCCTCGCCGGTGCCGCCCTTTTGAGCCGTTGCCTTTTTGGTGGTCCGCTTGGTCTCCGGCCACCACTCGCGGAAGGTCATGGTGAGCCGGTAGCCCTCCTTCCAGGAGAGGGGAGCTTCCTCTATGTCGGTCAGGTACACCTCCGCAATCCCCCACCGGCGGGTAGCGGGGTGGACTATCTGCACGGGGTCATGTTTTTGCGCCCCCCGCCTGTTCCGGTGGTGTTCGGCGAACTGGCGGAGCCGATCCAGCTGGCGGAAGTCCGCTACTCGCACCTCTACCGTCACTTCGGCGGGGGCGTAGCCCAGGCGGGTAGCGACCACGCCGTCCTGACCTGGCACTTCCACGCTGGATTCCCGAAGCCCTCCACCCCGCACCGTCACCCGGCACTCCCCCACGATGTCCGCTCGGGGGTCAGGAGCTATGCGCCAGCGGCCCTGGCCCACGATGACGACTTCGTCATGCATGGCCGTCCTCCAACGCCAGGAACTCCAGGCCCCGCACCACGATGCGCCCGGCAGCCCACTCGTCCAGGGCCTCTACCACTTCCCTAGCCACGGCTTTGGGGTCCCGAGCCCCGTCCACGTGGATGTTCACCACCACGCTCCGCTCTGCCATCCCGGGGGCGGCGAGGGTGGGCGAGGGCGGGCCGAATACGGGGGCCCCTACCTCGGGCACCACCTGCCGCACGGAGGCCTCCATGACCCGAGCCACCGCCGGGACCATGGCGGTGGCCCCTAGAGCCAGGCCCGCCATGGCCATCCGCCCGTAGTGGGCAAAGAGCCTGGAGGGGGAGCGCACCTGGAGCACGTCTTTCGCCCCCCGGGCCAGGGCTCCGGCCACCGTGGCCCCGGCCTCCCACACCCGCCGAACCCCAGCGGTGACGCTGGTGAGGGCCCGGAGGACGAGCTCACCGCCGGGTACCCGAGCCACCTCGGCCTTGACGGCCTCCACCAGCTGGCCCCCCAGGCCTTTCAGCCCTTCCACGATGCGGCCCGGAAGCCCCTTGAACCAGTCCACAATGGAGCTGACGACCCCGCCCACCGTGTCTCGCAGCTCCTGCCAAGCGCCCTTGGCCGCGGCCAGGACGCCCTGCCAGGTGGAGCGGGCCCTATCCGCCAGGGCGGAGAACCAGCCCGTGGTTTTGGCCCAGGCCCCACTGGCCGCCTGGGCCACGCCGTCCCAAGTGGACTTCGCCCACCCGGACACGGCGTCCCACGCCCCTTTAAACCAGCTCTTAATCCGGTCCCAGTTTTTGACGATGAGATAGCCCGCCGCAATGGCCCCGCTCACCAACCATCCCCACGGCCCCAACCCCATGATGAGCCGCCCCGCCCCCATGAGGATGCGAGGGAGAAAAACCCTCAAGATACTCCACGCTTGAACCAAGGCCGGGCGAAGTCCAGGAAGCAGGCGCACAGCCCCCACCCGCAGGAGCGCCGCGCTCAGCCGCAGAAGGGCGCCAGGTAGGCCCAGGGTCAGAACGTTGAGGAGCTTCCAGGCCGCTACCATCCCCAGAGCCGCCCCGGCCAGGCGGGTGAAACCCGAGGCCGCCCCCGCCGCTTGAACCTCGGCGTCCCCAAGGGGACGCACCAGGCCACTCACGAAGGCCAAGACGGGGCGCAGATAGCCCCAGGCCTCCCGCATGATGGCGAAGGCGTCCTTGACCCCGGCCATAAACTCCCGCACCTGCGCCCAGGCTGAGCGCAGGGCGGGCCCTAACTGCCTGGCCCACCCCTTGAGCTGGTCTAGCCAAGCGGTGAGGGCGGGCTCTAGGGCTCTGGGGTCCGTGGCCTTGGCCAGGGGGCCGAATATGGCCTCCACGCCAGCCCCGATAACGCTTTCTACCTGGGCTTTAAACCGTTTCCCCAGGTCGGAGTTCGTGTCGGTGATGGCCACCAGGTTGCGCAACAGGTTCTCCAGAGGCCCGACCTGAATGTCTTTGAAGAGCTCAAAGGGCCGGCTTCGGAGGGTGGACCACAACCCCGTCAGGGTGGCCGAGAACTCCTCTGTGAGCCTGCCCAGCCTCCCTCCGGATATCGTGTCCCGAATAGCTTCCAAGACGGCCACAATGCCCAGGTCGGCGGACACGCGCCCAGCTCCAACAAGCTTTTGGGCTTCCTGGGCCGTCACGCCTAGGCGGGCGCCGATGCGCTCGTAGATTTTAGCTTGCGGTGCCCCAACTTGGGATAGCTGATTGAGCTCCTCTTTCATTAGCCGGCCTATAGAGCGAATCTGGCTAAATGCTGTGATGATCTGATCCACGGCCTGCTGAGAAAAACCTTTCATGACCGACAGGTCACCAATGGCTCTTAGAAGGACGGGAACCTCCACTGGCTTGAACTGAGAGACAACTAAACGCGTATACGCATCCATCACCTGCTGCGTGGTGAATGGGGTACGGGAGGCGAACCTCATGACCTCTTCAAGAGCTTGACTGGCGGCTTCGCGAGAACCCAGGACGGTCTTGAGGGCCACCTCGGTGTTTTGCCGGAAGGTGACGGCGTCCAGCACCATCTTGGCCCCAAGGCCCACCGCCCCCGCTGTCACTAGGCCGGGGAGGGAGGTGATCTGGCGAACGGCCCAGCCCGCCGTCCCGGCCAGCCTGCGGTAGCCCCCTTCAACGGCGGAAAGACCCGCCAGCACCGAACCCACCCCGGTCAGGTACAGGCGGGGCAGGGCCGTCCTGGCGCTGGAGGCCCGAACGCCCTCCAGGGACTTTTGCACCCGGGTCAGGTCCGCCACGGCGGCCCGGATGCCCGCCACCTGGGCCTTGACCCGGAAGATCCACTCCAGGGCGTTATTCATCTCCGCTGGGGATGGTGCTCAGGTAGTGGGCGGCGGTCAGGACGGCCCCGGCCCCTGCCTCCTGGTCCCGGTAGCCCCGGGCGTAGGCCCAAAGCGCCCTCGCCGCCGCCACCAGGTCCCTCCGCTTCAGAATCTCCGCGGCCCTTTCAGCCGACGCGCTCCAGAAATCGGGCCTCTTCGTCCTGGGCCAGGGCGATGAGGTCGGAGGCTATTTTGACCACTAGGCCGGGTTTCTTGGCGATTATCTGAGAGAACGTCTTCCGATCCGGCTCCACCAGGCAGTCCATGACCAGGGCCTTCTGGGCGGCGTACAGGTCCGCCCCGTCCCGGGCGCTGGTGGCCACGAACCGGCGGAACTCGGGCTCCTGGGGTGGCCGGAACTTGGCCTCACCCCAGGAGCCCTTAGCCAGGTACAACTCCTCGCCCTCTAGACGCTCCAGGGTCTCCATGCTTACCTAGCCAGGGGGTTCTTGCTTCGAGGCCAGACGTCCAGGGCCTTGCCCTTCAGCTCCACCACCACGGGCTCCGCCCCCTTGGACACGCTCACGCTCTCGGAAGTGGGGCGGAACTGGCGGATGAGGTCCACGGTGGTCATCCCGTCGGTATCGGCGTAGATCACCTGGATGTCAAACTCCTTCATCCGGTAGTCGTTGCCCCACTTGTCCAGGAGCTGGTGCCAGATGTCAGCGGGGAGCTTGACCGTCACCTCCACGGGCTCCTGCATGCCCGGCGTCCTGGCCACGGGCTTGCCCCGCTTGTACAGGTACTCCTCCTGGAGCTCTGGGACGGCGTACTCCACCTCGGCGTCCACGGGGATGGTCTCCCCGTCGATGACCAGCTCCACGGCCTGGTAGTCGTAGGCCCGCTTGGGATTCAGCTGCATGCCTCACCTCCTCACTTCACCGCCAGGGCGGGGTTCTCAAAGCCGATGGTCACGCTGATGTACTTGGCGTACCCGAGGGGCACGATGGCGATCTCCACCGGGAGGCGGCGGCTGGAGAGGATGTTCTCGGTGCGGTCCACCGTGACCCGCACGGCGGGCTGGCCGCCGTCCTCAGAGACCTTTCCCTTTAGAGCTGTGGCCAGCATGCCCCGGATGTAGGCCTCCACCTTTTTGGCGTCCCGGTCGGCGATGCCCCCGGTGGCGGGGTCCACCTGAATGGACTCGTTCACGAACCTGAGCCCGGCCTGGTACGCCACGGTGCAGGCCAGGTCCATCACGCTCCGGTACTGGTCCAGCTCAAAGTCGCTGCCCGGGGGGGCCATGATGCGCCCCTGGGTGAGGAAGTGCCCGGCGTAAGCGGGGTAGGTGCGGGCGGTGGTGAAGCGGGCCTCGTCCAGCCCCGGGGTCACATACTCGTCCCGGTGCAGCTTCACCACGCCCACCAAGGGGCCGGAGGCCACCCGGCCCACGTCCTCCTGGGCGGGCCTGGCCGCCCGGCGTCCGGCCCAGAGCCAGGCGATGGGCCTGCGGTGGACGCGGCCCGTGAGGGGGCTCGCCACCTCGGCGTAGCCCGCCCCCACGCCCACCCGGACACTAGCGAAGCTGGCCCAGGCGGTGCGCAGATCGCTGTCGCTCAGGTCCTGGGCCTCCAGCATGGCCCAGATATACCGGTGGGCCTGAGCGGCTTCCCCCATGCGGGCGTCCACGGCGGCGGCCACGGTGGGAGTGGCCGCCCCCACCACGTGAATGAACTGGTAGCGCAGCTGGGCCTGAGCGAAGAGGGCGTCTATGGCGGCGTTCAGGTCAGCGAGGGAGTAGGCGGGAGCGGTGGCGGTGAAGGTGTAGGCGTCCCCTACCTCAAAGGAGGTGCCGCTAGCCCCGTCCGTGAAGGTGAGGCTGATGCCGGTGCCCGGGATGGCGTAGGTGCCGCCGGAGGGGATGGCGACCTCCGGAGAGTAGGTGTCACCTCCGTCCAAAGAGTAGATGAAGGCGGCGGTGCCCCTACCTCCGGCCCGGGTGATGCGGACCACCACCTCGTAGGCGTCGTTGGGGCTCCCGGAAGCCGTAAGGGTGCCCGTGCCCGTGCCCGTCTTCTGCACCGTGCCGATGGTGCCCGCCACGCTGGCGCTGGCCCGAACGGCGTAGACCAGCCCGGCCCCCTGGGCGATGGCCACGGCGATGGCCTCGGGCAGGGGCCCACCCCCAAAAAGCTCCCGAGTCTGCTTGGTGGACGTGATGGCCAGGACCTCGTTCACAGGCCCCTGCTGGGCCACGCCGATCTTGACGTGAACCCCCTCCCCCAGGGCGGGGAGGACGCCCAGGTTGCCGTCCTGCACGTTTATGCTCACACCCGGCAGAGGCATTAGCGGATCACCTCCTTGAGGGCGGCCTCAACCGCCCGGTCGTACTCCCGCTCCGTCACCTCCTGCCCCAGCGCCCACCCGGCCTTGACCCGGGCGGCGGCGAGGAGCCAGGGAGGAGAGCCCTTCTGGGCCGCCCACTCCTCGTGGGGGCGGCGGACATCCTCTTGCGTCTGCGTCTCCTTCTCCTTCGGCATATCACCCTCCTAGGCCACCGCACCTCTGGGCGATGGCCTCAAGCGTCACGTAGGTGCGCGTCTCCGCCACGGGCATACGCGCTCGGATGTCCAGGACGTAGGCCACTCCTCGGGAGATGACCCCACCCTCTTCCCATCTCCCCCGCTCCAGCTCTACCACCCCGGGGCCGAACGTCCGGCGCAGAGCGGTGATGACCTCGGCCAGCATCCCCTCCACTTCTTCGTACCCCTCGCCCCAAAGCCAAAGCTGGAGCCCCACCAACCGGGTGGCGAAGCTGGCTGGAACCTGGGGGTAGGTGAGGGCGCTGACAGGGGCGAACCCCTCGTCCGTGGGCACCAGGACCAGCCGAGGTGGGGCGGCCCGCTCGCCCAAGGCGTCCGCCCCCAGGTAGAAGGGGAGGGCGGGCAGGGCGGCCTTGAGGGCGGTGTAGAAGTCGCCGATCATCCGAGCGTCCTCCTCAGGTAGGCCTGAATGGCCTCGGCCATGTGGGGGGCGTAGCGGCCCAGGTCGTTCCCCTCGGGGAAGAAGGGACGGGCGGGGAGGTCCACCCTGGCAACCGTTACCCAGCGCCCCTTGCCGCCCTTCCGCTTCCCCCGCCCCCCGGCCAGGCGGAAGCGGAGGTAACGGGCCCGCTTGGGGACGATGGTGGCCCCGAACTGATGGGGAGCGGCGTAGCGGACGTTGGTGCCGATGGTAAACCCACGGGGGCCGGCGGCTCGCACGCTGAAGCTCCTGCGGAGCCGCCCAGTGTCCGAGAGGGTCTGCCCGCCCTCCAGCTGGGCGCGAAGGGAGGGCTTCCAGGGCTGGCCCTTAGGGTCGGTGGCGGTGGCAAAGCGCTCCTCCAGGGCGCTCATGGCCCCCCAGGCCGCCGCCTTCACCACACCGGCCTGGCCCTGGAGCGTGGCCAGGTGGCGGGCGGCGCGGATGAGCCGCCTGAGGCCGGCGAAGTCGCCAATGAGGGAGGCGCTCACGGCCACCTCTTGGGGCTGGTCACGGCGGAAAACGCCCCTTCGCGCACGTCGGGGGTGGAGTCCTGCACCTCCGGGCTCACCGCCCCGGCGGCCACCCGTTCCAGCCAGCGGATGGCGTCCTCGTAGCGGAGCCGCAGCACCTCGTCCGCCCCCCGGGCCGGGTCGTAGCCCCGGACCGCCATAAGGTCGTAGGCGGCGATGGCGGCTACCGCCCGGGTCAGGGCCTCGTCCCAGGCGGTGAGGGGAAGGGCGTAGCGGGCCCGGAGATAGGAGTCGGCCAGCCGGGAGGCCGCCTCCAGCGCCTCCTCTATCGTGGACGGCGAGACGCCCCTGAGGGCTCCCTCGGGTAGCCCCAGGCGGAAGAGGTCGTCCTGGGTGGCGTAGGTCATTCAGACTCCAGGGCCTGCAGAATCTGCTTGGCCAGCTTGGGTCCAATCCCCTTGATGGCGATGAGGTCGGCCTCGCTGAGGCCGCGGAGGCTCTCCAGCGTGGTGTACCCCGCGGCCGACAGGGCCGACGCGCCGGGGAATCCCGGGGGCAGAGGGGTGGCGGGGGCAGGGGCAGCGGGTTGCTGGTCCTGCGTCTTTTCTGCCTGCCCCGCCAAAACCCCGATGTAGCTGCGCCTGCGTCCCATGACTCTCTGGCTTACTGCGTGATGAGGCGAACCACCGGGGGTTTGTCGTGCTGAGGCAGCCTCTTGTAGCGGTGGGCCACGAAGTAGGTGTTGATGACCAGTTCGTCCCTATCGCGCTCTGGGACCCTGCTCCTCTCAATCGTGGGCTCCCCGTTGTACCAGAGGGCGAGGGCACTTTGCAAGATGAACAGCGTCACGTATTTGGTGGGGGTGCCGCTCACGGTGGGAACCCGGTCGGAGTTGATGATGGGCAAGCCCAAAACTCTGGGCAGACCACCCTGCTGGGCATCAACAAAGATAGGGAGGCCTCCAAGGTCTTTCAGTTTACGGAGGTCCGCCAGGACCTTAGAGTGCACCACCACGGCGGCCACGTCCACCTGCGCGTCCCCAAACGCGCTCAGGGCGTCCACGATGGCGTCGTAGGTGATGGTCTCGCTGCTCCGGTCTACCGTGGTCTGCCCTGCTCCCGATGCGTTGGCGGCGGCGACTAGCGCGGCGTCAAACCGCCTCTTGACGGCGTCCATGAACTGGCGGCTTACCTCAGCGTAGGGGTCCGCATAGCGGGTGGATATTTCCGCCAGGACGCTTATGGGCAGCCGCTTACCCGCTCGCTGGACGGTGGCCTCCTCGGAGGTCATGGTCAGCTTGACGGGCGGTAGCTCCTCGTCTTCGCCCACATCGTCCAGCTCGCCAATGATTTCAAAGTAGGGGACCTTGATCTTGGTGCCGCCCCTCGCCCCGCCAGGCAGGGTAGGGGACTCCACCACCGCTGGGGTGCCCTCCAAGGCGATCCGGTTAGGCCAGGCCGCCTGGATGGCGTCCGCCAAAATCTCGGGGATGATCAGGTCGTTAACGGTCGTCACGGGCATCTCACTTCCTCCTCGTCAGCGCCTGCATGCGCCGGTAAAGGTCAGGGTTTTCCCGGTAGATGCGCTCCTTCTCCTTGTAGGAGAGCTTGCTCCACTCCTCCAAGGAGAGCTCGTGCGCGGGCTCCCGGACCCCGTCTCCCACGATGCGAGGAGCGGCCTCCAGGAAGCCCTTGAGGGTCTTCAGGTCCACCTCCCTGGCCCACCGCTCCAGGGCGGGGGTGAGCTTCCCATCGGCCTTGCCCTGGCGGATCAGCTCCTCCCGCTCCCGGGCCTCCCGCTCGGCCTCCAGCTCCCGGACCCGGGCGGTGAGGGCCTCCACCTGGCGGGCGGCCTCCTTCCAGGCCCGGATTACCCCTACCGCCTCGGCGGGGTCCTCCTTGCCGGTGAGGGCCACCACCTCGGCCAGCCCCGCCCTGAGGCGGGCGATGGCCTCAAGAGCGGCCACCTCGTCCTCTACACCTAGAGCCGTCAGAACTCGCGTCATTTTCGCCTCCTCGTCCCTTTCCCACGGGGCTTTCTCGCCCCATTGGTGGTAGTGCTGGGCGATGTGCCGCTTGACCGCGGCCAAATCCGAATCGGGGATGTCCACGCCGCCCCTGGCCCCCTGCAGGGCCGCGGCGGCGGCCATCACCCCCCTTTTGTGGACCACCAGCTCCCCGTCCCGCACGTCGTGGTGGGGGAGCTTGTAGGACCCGAAGTTTTCGGGGTCGCCGGCGTCGTACCAGGCGAAGGCCTGGCGGTACTTCTCCCAGTCAATAGTGCCCTTTTCCCCGGACCCGTCCCGGGAGGCCCACCGCCGCACCCGGGCGATGGCGGCGTCCGCGTCCCAAGAGCCGTCCACCACCTCGCCCCCCTTGAAGGGCACCGCCTTGGCCACCAGGGGCTGCAGGCGTTTGGTGGCGGGCAGGTTGGTAAGGGCGATGTTGATGAGCTCCACGATGTGGCCGTCCTCTACTCGGAAGGCAGGGGAAAAGTACCTGTACTCCCGGTTCCGCAGGAGCTCCAGGGCCCGAGGCGTCCACTCCACGTTGACCGCCCACAGGCCGTCCGGGCGAATCTCCAGGTCAAACCACCCCGCCGCCGGGGTGGGGCCGTTGGCCACGGGCTCCAGGGCCTGGTGCTCGTAGTCCAGGGAGAGGCGGTTCCCCCAGTCCCGCCAGGCCTGGAGGACGCGCTGGGCGTCCTCGGGCGTGAAGAGGAAAACCCCCTTGGTGGTCTCCACCTTTCCGAAGGGGAAGATGCGGAACTCCCGCGGGACGCCAGCGGGAATCTCCGTGGTGAACGAGCTCAAGACCTTCATGGCGGCACGAAAAATCCCCCGGGGTGAACCCGGAGGTCTAGAGTACGCCGATTCTAGCCCTAGCCTAGCACAGAGCGGAGCCTAATGCAAGCCCCCGTTTACTCCCGGCGTGGGGCGTGGTAAGATAGGGCTAACCCACCGGGGTGGGCCTGGGTTCCCGATACCCCGGTGCAGGACGCAGCGGCTTCCAGGAGCCGGCTGCCAGCTACTTAGCGAAACGAAGAAACCCCTGCCGTTGCTTGTTGATGTACTTCTCATCGCTCGTTTCAATGAACGTGTACCCCGCCACCAATACCCCCTTTTGGAACTCCCCCACAAGCAAGACGTTCCGCAGGCGCTCGTGCTGGTAAACTTTGACGTAGCGCAGGCGAAACACCACGGCTCGCCCGTCCACCTTCCGCATGGGCACCAGCCAGATTTCCTCCGGGTTCCGCACCAGGTCTGGGAGCCAAGAGAGGAAGCGCTCTCGCCCATCAGGCTTCAGGTGGCTGAGAAACGCCTCGTCCAGGAGGGCCATCATGCCTGTGGGGTCCTGGACGTAGAGCGGCACAGCCCCCCAGGCGCCCTCAAGGGCCTTCCTGAACCCCTCCTTCCCCGCTTCCTCCACCGTGGGCAAGAGGGGAGTGGGAGGGGGGTGAACGGGTAAGCGCTCCGGGCGGTCATACGTCCGCCAGTCCGGGGGCGGGCCGATAAACGCGGGCTCCCACTGCCCCGGCTTGGCGGTGTCCGTGACGCCTCTGGCGTAAGCACGTCCCCACTCGGCGAAGTCAGGGGCGAGGCCAAACCCTTGCTGAGGAGGCTCGGAAGGGGGTTCCTGGGCCACTCCCCTTCGCCTGGCCTCGGCCTCGGTGAGGGGCCTCACCCCACTGCGGCAGTTGAAGTGGAGGGGAGGCCAGTTCCAGCGCCACCACGGGTCATCGGCTGGTAAGACGGTGCCGTTTCGTGCCCGGCATATCTCCGTGGTGCGGCTGTCCAGGACGGCGTCGTACATGAGGTAGGGATGGGTAGCCCGCACCTCGGGGTCCTGGAGCTGGGCCCAGCGCCCCGACTGGTAGGCCATCTGGACGTTGGTGCGGAAGATGGTCTCCACCCGCTGGCCGTCCCTCCTCCCCCAGACGCCCTCTAGCTTCTGCCGCACCCCTCTCTTCCACTCCTCGTAGGGGGTGCCCTCTTGCAGCGCCCGGACCAGGGACTCCCACACCTCGGCCAGAAGGTCTAGGGAAGCCACGCCGGCCACGGTGAAGGCCCTCCGCCTCGCCGCTTCCCGCAGGCGGGTCCACTCCTCCTTGCGGAGGGGCACCCGGGCCCGGAACCAGGCGATGGCCTCCTCGGGCCGAGTGGGGTCAGCGCTGACCCGCCACATCCCGCGCCACCGCGTACCGCCCCGCCAGTTCCGAGAGGAGGAGGGCGGCTTCCAAGAGGCCGGCTAACTCGCCAGGGCCGGCCTCGGGGATGAGGTCTATGAGCCTTTGGCGAAGGGCCTCGTAGTCCCCGGCTTCCGCCACAGCCCGGAGAACGGCGTCCAACTGCCTGCGCAGGAGGGGTATGGCCGCCCTAATGGCCTCGTCCGCTACCCGGTCGGCATAGAGCTGCCCCTGGACAAAACCGCTGGAGAGGACCGCCCGGTCCCCAGAGGCCAGACGCACAGTCTGGGTGGAGGCCTCCTGGGCCACCGGCACCCCGTAGGCCTCCAGGATGGCCCGGAGGTCCACCGGCGCCCCGGCCTGGGTAAGCCCCTGGATGGCCTGGGCCAACTTAGCCAGGGTCTCAGCCCCCACCTGGCGGTCCTCGGGGGGCGTGGTGTCCCACTTGGGCCAGGGGGCGAGGCGGGCGGAACCCCAGTTGTACTCGGCCCACCAGCGGACGACCCCTTCCCGCAGAGAAGTGGCCAGGGCCTCGGCGTCCGCCTCCAAGAGGTCCTGGCGCACCATGTGGTGCACCTGGGCGGCGGCGTAGGAGCCACCTTGGACCTCGGTGGTGAGGTTCTGGCCCAGGACGGCCACGGCGATGGCCCGGTCTGCCCAGGCGATGGCCGCCTCCCGGCCCCGCCACACCTCCCCCGAGGGCGAGAGGATGTCCATCTCGTAGCCCGGGGGGAGGACCAGCCCGGTGTCAGCTCCCATGTCGGCCAAAAGCCGGGCCAGGGCCTCCCGCTCCTCCTGAGCGCTCATCTCCCCGGCCTTGGCCACCCGCACCGCCCCCACCTCGTTGTCCCGAGCCCAGTACCGGGCAGCGTCTAGCTTGATGAGCCAGGGCAGGGCGATGGCCCGCCACAGGCCCATCTCCCAGGGCCGCCTGGGACCGTAGGGGGTGTAAAGCCACCAGGCCCCCTCCTTCAGGGGGTGCCTAGGGTCCTCCCGGGTCCGCACGTACCAGCGCTCTTCCTGGGGATCCCAAAAAAGGTTCCGGGGATGCCAGGGCTCCAGGTGGGGAAGGAGCCTCCCCGTCTCCTCGTCCTCCCGCCAGTCCAGGCGGGCCAGACCCACCCCCAGGAGGAGCCCCCAGGCCAGGACCTGGTAGAGGGCGTCCTCGGGGGCGAAGTGGAAGAAGTCCACCTCAAGGGCCCGGGCGATGGTCTTCCCTTCCCGGTCGTTGGGCCGCTCTACGAGGAAGGGCAGGCCCAAAAGCCCCCGCACCCGCACCCCCACCGTGGCCGCCACCCGGTCGTCCGCCAGCATGGCGCCCACCAGGTCCGCCGCCGGGAGGAGGTTTCCCCCCATGGCGGCCCGGGTGGCGTAGGTCAGGTCTACGGGGGCCCACTCCCGCCACCCCCACGGGGAAGGCTCCCGAACAAGGTCACTTAAGCTTCGTGGATTCTTCGCCATATCTCCTCCAACTTTGGCCGGGCCAGAGCGTACTCCACCAGGGTGGGGCGGTCGGCGTGCAGGAAGCGAGCCAGGTCCAGGGCCTCTGAGCTGCGCTCCTCCTCGGGTAGGTGGAGCTCCAGGGCCTCCCGCAGGACCAGCCGCACGCGCTCCCAGGGGTACCAGCGCCCGGCCACGCGGATCCAGTAGCTTCCAGGCCGTCCCGTCACGGGCTCAACCCCCGCTTCCCACTTGCTCCCAGGCGGTCCCGCCCGCCGCATCCGGCTCCTCAGCGCTCCGTGGAAGGCGAGGGCCCAGCGCTCCCGGGCTCGTCCGCCACCTCGTATGTCACGAAGGTAAACCCGCAACGCCTGCACGTGTACCGCCTCACCAACACCACGTCCGGCCATACCCCCTCCAATCCCACGCGACCGCGGGACTCCACTTCCCCGCTCCCGCACCTAGGGCAGGGCACCTTGGCGTAAACTATGCCGATTCTACGAGGCATTATACACCACCCCGGAGCCCGCTCCAGCGCCCCGGCACTTTAAGAACCTGCCCGGTCCCCTTCGAGGCCCTCGCCGCGTCCAGGGCCAAGGCCAGGGCCATGACCAGGTCGTCGTGAAGCCCCTCGGGGGCGGAGTAGGCGTAGCCCACCGAGGGTAGAGGACGGGCCTCAAAGGCCCTCAGCTCGGCCAGGAGTTCGGGGTGGGGGTAGAGGAGGAGCTCCTGAGTCTCCAGGGCCGACTGGAGGCGCCCCACCAGATTCTCCTTGGACCTGGTGTCCCGCCCGTCGTCCCTACCCCCGGTGATGCGGATGGGCCTCACCCGCGGCCACTCGGCCCGGATGCCCTCCCAGGCGGCGTCCCCCACCCCGGTGGCGTCCACGTGGGCATAGGCCTCGTAGCGGGCCAGGAGGGCCGCCACCTTCCGGGCGGTGAGGGTGTAGGAGAGCCCTCGCCACCTCTCCACCCGCACCAGCTCTAGCTGCGTCCCCAGGCGCAGAACCGCCACGGCGGTGTAGTCCTGGCTCCGGGCCAGGTCCACCCCGGCGGCGTAGCGCTCCCCCGGCCTCGGGTCTTCGGGGCCTTGAAGGAGGAGGGCAGCCTCCAGGGCGTCCTCGCTGAAGACCCGGCCCTCGGCGTCCACCCACTCGGCCAGAATCTCCTGGCGGTAGCGCTCCCGGGTCATGGTAGCGGCCATGCGGGCCAGCTCCTCCTGGGAGAGGAAGGGGTTGCGGTGGGAGGGCTCGTGGAAGTGGGCCCACGCCGGGTCGTCCAGGGTCAGGTTCCACAGCTCATAGAAGGCGTTCCTCCCCTTGGGCGTGGAAGCTATCCAGGCCGAGCCCAAGCGGTCCAAGAGGGTGGGGAGGATGGCCTCCTCCCAGACCCGTGCTAAACTGGGGGCGAAGGCGGCCTCGTCTATGATGGCGAGGTCGTAGGCCCTTCCACGCCCTGGCACGTCCTTGGAGTCCAGGGACCAGAACTCTATGCGTCCCCCGGAAGCGTAGCGGATGACAGGCTGGGGCCGCTCGGCGGCTCTGACCACCCCGGACCTGGTCCGGCGCAGAAGCTCCTCGTAGGCCGGGGCCAGGAGGGAGTAGATGGGGGCGAACCAGCCCACCGCCCGCCCCCGCTCCGCCGCGGCCTGGGCCGCCAAGCGGAGGAGCAACGTGGTCTTCCCCCAGCGCCTCCCGCACCGGAGGATGTTGAAGCGCCGAGCGGCCCCCACCACCTCCCGCTGGGCGGGGTGGGGGGGCGGAAAGACCAGGGGGATGACCCGCTTCACCCGTCCACTACCTTGAGCTCAACGCCCTCCAGGCTCACCTGCTCCACCCGCTCGGTGTAGCCCCGCTCCTTGCCGATGGTCTTCAGGACGAACATGACGGCCCAGGGCTTCCCCGCCAGGGCGGCCTGGATGAGGCGGCTTTCCACATCGTCCAGAAACTCCTCCCGGACCTCCCGCAGGAGGCCTTCCAGGCCGTGGCGCTGGATGGCGGCGTAGAGCCCCTGCCTGGTCACGCCCAGGGCCCGCGCGGCCACGGCCAGGACGCCCCGGGAAGCACGGATGGCCTCCTCCACCTTCTTCTTGGTCAGCTTCTCCATATCCCCTCCTGTGTGTCAAAGCCAGTCAACTCCGCTCCACCTCCCCCACCACCAGCCGCACCTTGCCCGGCCGCTCGGGAAGGTTTCGTTCTGCGTGCAGCACGGCCACCTGGTAGTCGTCTTTCAGGACTCCAGCCTTTACAAGAGCGTCCAGAAGGGCCTTTGTGATGTTGTCCAGGTCCCGCTTGCGGCGGTCTGGTGGGTAGGCGAACACGTAGACCGCCACCTCCCCCGAGTACCGCACCCCCCAGGCCTTCAGGACCGCCCAGGCCTCCTTGTGCCACCGACGCGCCTGGGGAGAGAGGTAGCGGCCCCGACCTTTAGCCCCCCAATAGTGGTTGATTGAAGGGGGCCAGGGCAAAAGCACGTCCAGGGTCTTCACGCCTCACCTCCTTTCCCCTCCTCCCGCGGGACCCCCCGGCCCCCCGAGGCCCCGCAGAGGAGGGGTGCTAGCCCCAAGTTATGGAGGAGCCCCGTGGGTGAGGGGGCGGGGCCACCCCCCGAGTAGGCCGGTACCTCGGGCGTGACGCCCGTGAGGATCAACACTCGCCGCGGCCAACGCAACGCGCAAATCACTTCAGCGCTCCCCATATCAGGGCGATGACGCCCCACCAGAAGAGGAGGATCCACATGTACCCCACCACCGCCCCCTCAGGGACCTGCCTGCCGCCCCTGAGCGTCCAGGCCACAGTGGCGATGGTGGCCAGAAGGGCTAGGAGGTAGCTAACCAGGATAGCCATCATCCCTATCACCTTCCTCTCCCTCCTTCACGCCGCCTCTTCCCTGAACACCAGCCTCCACGTCCGCCCGTGCTTGGCCAACAGGCGGACCCACGGGCTCAGGTCCGCCCACGGATCCAGCCGGCTCACCCCACGCCGGTTGCGGATGGCCAGGGCCACCAGCCAGGCCCGCCAGGCCCAGGCTTCGGCCTCGTTGGCCAGCTCCTCCTTCTTCTCTACCCAGGCCGGCTCCTCAAACCGCAGCGCGGCGAGGTGGGCCTCTCTGGCGAGGTGGGCCTGAGCCCACCGCTCCAGGGCCCTGACCTCTAGAGCCACGTGCTGACCCTCCTCCACGGCCTCCAGGAGGGCCGCCCAGGTGTAGCGCTCCAGGCCCCAGCGGACGTAGCCCGAGAGCGCGTCGGTGAGGAGGCACCAAAAGGCGTAGGCCAGCCAGTAGGGCACGTTCCGCCCGATCTCCTCCTCCGCCTCGGCCCGCAGTTTGGCCTCGTAGGCCAGGGCGAACGCCTCTCGGGCTTCCTGGGTGTCGTCCTGGGTGGTGACGAAGAAGTGGGCCAGGAGGTCCCGGTAATGGGCCATCTCCTCCCGGTGGCGGGCCAGAAAGGCCCGGGCGGCCTCAAGGTTCCCCACGAACTTGGGCCGCCCATCCTCCACGGCGAGGGTCAGCCCCTCCTCGTCCAGCGCCTTCACCAGCTCCACCAGGCTCATACCCACACCTCCCCCCAGTACTCGCCCACTCTCGGCCACGGGTAGCCGTGCGGGGCCTTCCCCTGGTCCATGAGAACCACCCGCTGCCGAGCCCTGGTCACCGCCACGTACATCAGGCGGTGAAGGGCGTCCGGATTCTCCCGAAGGCCTTCAGCCGCCTTGCGAGTGTAGCCGGGCCAGACGTAGACGTGGTCGGCCTCACCGCCCTTCACGGAGTGGACGGTGCCGATCCAAACCAGGGGCTTCCCGTGGAGGACCAGGTCCGGGTGGCGCGTGGCCACCATGAGGGCGCTCCGCATCCCCTTTGGGGCGCTCCCCAGCAGGTGGTCCAAAAGCCACTCCGGGTCCCTGGCCGCAATGTGGGGGCGGTGCTCCGGCCTGAAGACGCCCCAGATGGGGTGGTCGTCGGGGATAACCGCCTCGTCCGGGAGGGCGGCGATGGCCTCCAGGGCCTCCGCCTTCTTCCCCAAGAAGGGGACCCGGGTCAAGTACTTGGCCCAGGCCTTCACGTCCTTCCCCAGGCGCTTCGGGAAGAGGAAGGCCCTGGCCTTCTGCCACCCGGCCCGCTCGTCATCGGGGAAGAGGTTGAGGCTGGGCCGCTTGGGGGCGTAGGGGTTCCCCCACGGGAGGCCCTTCTCGGCCAGAACGCCCTTCAGATCCTTCAGGTAGTAGCGCGTGGTGGCCAGGAAGAGCACGCTCTCCCCCCGCCGAATCGCCCCCTCGGCGTCCTCCACGGCCCAGCGGGGGGCATCGGGGGGCACGCGCAGGTAGGCGACCTCCCCCTCCTCCGGCCGGGGCTTGTAGCGCTTCTCGGCCCGGTTCCGCGCCCTCCCGATGATAGACTCGGCCAGGGCCTGGACCTTCGCCGGCACCCGGTAGGACTGGGAGAGCACGATCTCCCGGTCCACCGGGAAGGAGAGGAAGCTGGTGCCGTCCGCCCCCAGGTGGGCGTAGATGCTCTGGTCGTCGTCCCCCACCAGCGCCGTGTAGCGTGCGCCGGCGGCCCACTTCTTCACCAGCTCCAGCTGCAGGGGCGTCAGGTCCTGGGCCTCGTCCACGAAGAGGTAGTCCACGCCCAGGCCCGGCAGGACGAGGGCTCTCTCCAACATGGCCGGGAAGTCCACCAGGCCCTCCTGGCTCATCCAAGCCCTCCAGCGGGCCCAGAAGGCCCGCACCTCCTCGGGCCACTGGGCCATGGGCCGCGTGGTGTTCCTGAGGTAGACCAGCTGGTCGTAGATCTGGTCGCCGGGGAGGCCTCCTTCCTCCTCGCTGTAGGGGTCCAGGGCGTCCACGGTGTTCCCGCGGTAGTCCACCCGGGGCGTCAGCCGCCACGTGTCCGGGACCTGGGCGTTCCACTGGGCGATCCGCTCCTTGGTGAGGGCTAACTCGGGGTTCCCCAGGGCGCGGTAAGCCAGGGAGTGGATCGTGCCCAGGTTGTCCCGAGGCACCTGCCCGCCGATCCTAGCGGTAAACTCCTTGAACGCCGCCCTGGAGAAAGACGCCACGGCGATCGCCTCTCCGGGCACTCCACTTGTGACAAGCTTCTCCACCTCGCCGGCCAACCAGGTGGTCTTCCCGGTGCCCGGCGGTCCGTAGACCCTCACGCGGCTAGAACCAGTCATCGTCCACCCCCCCTTGGGCCGGTGGCGTTGCCACATCGCCACTTCCCTCAAAAGAAGTGGCAACGGGGTTTATGCCGTTCAGGACACGCTTTTCTCCCCCGGTTGCCACATTGCCACTTCCTTTTTCTTTTTCCGGGTCCCCACCCCGGGAATCGTCACGAAGTGGCAATGTGGCAACGCCCTCCTTTTTCTCCGTGCTGGACGGGGCGGAGAGCGTTGCCACTTCTCCGCGGAGAAGTGGCAACGTGGCAACACCCGTGAAATCTGTCTCGGCCTCGCCCTGCCCGTCCAGCAAGGAAGCGGGCAGGGCCCAGTAACGCCTGTGCACGTACCCGCTGGACCTCAGCGCCAGCCGGACGCTCTCCGCCCCATACCGGCGCAGGAGGTAGGCCATCTCCCGGGGGCGAATCCGCTGCCCCCGGTTCTCCGTGCTCCACTTGGCCAAGTGGGTGGCGTGCACCAAGACGCTGCCTCCCCGTTCCACCGGGAGCTCCATGCGCACGTGGCTCTTCCAAGCGGCCTCGTCCTCCTCGCTGGCGGGCTTGTAGGCGTCCAGGTAGGCCTCCAAGAGGCTCACCAGCCAGTCCAGCTCCTCGGCCTCCGGGGCCTCGTAGTCCACGGTGGCCTGGGCGATGACCTGGACGACGATGTCCCAGTAGCGCTGGTCCACCCAGCGAAGGAGGTGATGCGTGGCCTGGAAGACGCTGAGGCGGAGGCGCCGCTGGTTGAGCAGGGCTTCCGCCGTCCCCAGCTCCACGTGCCGCCCGTTCACCACGGCCACGTAGCGGGGCGGCGTGGAGAGGTAGCGGCGGATCTCCTGCAGGCCGGGCCAGCCCCACTCGTCCCGCAGGTAGGCCAGGGCCTCTTCCCTAGTCATCTCGGGGGGCTTCAAGGCGCCGGCTTCCATCCTTCCCTCCTACCCCCCTTGGGGCGGAACACCGGTTCGGCGGGCCGCTTCTTCCCAGCTTCCAGGCCTGACCGCGCCGTCCCCTCCACCTCACCCCGCTCCGACGGGGCGAACACCGAGGAGGCCTCCCCGAAGATGAGCTCCCTGGCCTCCTCCTCCGAGATGAGCCCGCCGCCCACCAGCCTCCCCAGCTGGTAGGCCATGCGGTTCAGGGCGTTGTTGCGGTTGCCGGGGTGGGCGTTCTGCTTGAACTCGTTGACAATGCGGGCCAGGGCCGCCTCGGCGTAGCGCCGGATGAGGTAGCCGGGCTCGTCCTGGTTAACGTGCGTCCGCACGTAGCCCCGCAAAAACCCCTTCCGGATGGCCTCGGGGCCGTGGCGGGCCACCAGGTGCACCTCGTAGGCGTCCAGGAGGTAGCCCTCGCGCCGAGTGGGGTGCCACGCCGCCAGGAGAATGCCCTCTTCAAGCAAGGTGGCGTGGCTCTCCACTTCAAAACCTTCGGCCTCAAGGGCTATCCTGGCCCACCGCACCGCCTCGGGGGCGAATGCCCGGTACCTCCACCTGTGCGGCTCGCGGTCGTAAAGGGCGCGGTGGGCCATGGCGCTCACCAGAGGGAATCGGCGACCTTGGCGGCTTGGGCCTTGGTCTTCTTCCTAGGCACCGGGGCGTACCCGGTGATGACGTTCACCTCCCGGTTCTGCCCGGGCCGCTTGGCCACGGTGACCAGGACGGGCCGCCCGGCCTCGGAAATGACCTCCCCGCCCACGCGGATCACCACCCCCCGCACGGGCTCCTGGTCGGGCACGAAGAAGTGGGGAAGCCGGGCCAGGTCCTCCGGGGAGTTCACCCCGGGGATGTCCATCTCCAGGGCCGGGGCGTCCTCCTCGTTCACGATGCGGCCCCACAGGGCCCCCACCACTTCCCAAAAGCGGCTCTTCTCGTTCCACCTGAGGCCGTACTCTCCGCTGGGCAGCCGGACCAGGGCGGGGATGTTGACGATGTCGGAGAGGCGCCCCTCCTCGTCCTCCCAGATGAAGCGGAGAGCGGGCTTGGGCTCCTCCTGGAACTTGGTGTCCCGGAGGCCCGCCTGGACCTCCACCAGCCGGAACTCGTAGGTCCCGGGCTCCCTGAGCGTGAACTCGCCGTTCTGCTGGACTACCACTCCTTTAAAGATCCCCATGGTTCCTCCTTTCGCCCATCCTGGGCATTCGCTACTGGGCTTCCCGCCCGTCGTAGCCCTCGTCCAGAAGGCCGAACTCCTGGGCCAAGTCCCCGCTGTACAGCTCAGGGGGCCAGTCCCAGGAGATGTCCGCCGTGCCCTCCGGGGTCATGGCCCGGAGAACCTCCTCCGTGTCCTCGTCCAGGAAAAGCCGCACCACGCCCTCCCCCCGGCACGTGGGGCAGTCGCCCCAGTCGTCGTCCGGGGGCAGGGTCCGGGGCGTGAGGGGGCTCCGGCCCAACGGCACGGGGCTGACCCCCGTCCCCTCGCAGAAGGGGCAGGGGCGCCGCGCCCTCACCTTCAGGCCGGGGCGGTCCATCACGGGGGCCGTCGTCACGTCCCGGACCACGCCCTCCCGGAAAAGGGGGTGGGCGTTGGCCAAAGCCCCCTCCGCCCAGCGGCGGGCCAGGTCCTCCCGGCCCTCCAGCCGGGCCTCCCAGGCCCGGGAGATGAGAGAGCGCCCGGACAGCCTCCAGGCCCACACGGCTTTGGCCAGGCGGGTCATGGCCGCACCTCCTTCAGCCGCCGCTGGAGGGCGTAGGCCATCTCCCGCAGGACTTCCCGCTCCTGCTGGAGGTAGGCGTAGTGCTCCCGGGCCTGGGCGGTGTAAACGAGCATCATGGGGTTGTGCTGGTACTGGGCGGGGTTCACGAGGAGGGGCGACCCGCCCCAGCCCTCCTCCATCGCCCGAAGCTCCCGCTCCACCTCTTCCAAGCGCCAAAGGACCTTCTGGAGCTTGGTTTCCAACTTGGCCGCCTTCGTGCTATCCTGGGTCTTGAGCATCCTATTGCCCTCCTTTCGCACAGGGGCCCTACCCCCGCAGGGCCCCGTCGTGCCTATCGCGGACCGGGGCGGGTTCCAGCGAGGCCGCGCCCCCGGCGAGCACGAACTCTTCCAGCGCCTTGACCGGGATGAGGACCCGGTCGCCCACGCGGGCGTGGCGGAGCTTCCCGGCGCGGATCAGCTTCCACATGGTCCTCTCGCTGACCCCGATGGCCTTGGCCGCCTGGGGCACCGAGAGGGCGATGACGGGAAGCGTGGGTTCAAGCATGGGGGGCCTCCTGGTTGACTACAGGTAGTAGTTCATCAAGCGAAACAGAAAGAGCCCTTGCGAGAGCTACCAGAGCCCTTTTCCCAGGCTCTTTCCTGCCGGCTTCTACCTGCCAGATGAAGCCCTGGGTGAGGCCTGCCCGCCTAGCAAGCTCACCCTGGGAAAGCCCCCTCTTCAACCGCATCTCTTTGATGCGCTCACCTATCCCGGTCATCACTACCAATGGTAGCACCTCGGAAACCAAAAGTCAATACCACCGGTAGTCGTTTGCCTATTACTCTAGGTATTGAGCGGGGGGAGACTATGACAGCAAGCTTTGTGGATTCAGCGGTCCCCATCAAGAGGCGACTGAAGCAGCTTGGGCTAAGCCAGGCGGATTTTTCAAAGCGCCTCGGTAAGAGCCCTGGTTGGGCGGCCGCTCGGTTTTTCCCTGACGTGGAAAGGGCGGTGCGGTACCTCGCCTATAGGGACCCTGAGACGCTGGATCGGATGTTGTCTGTTCTTCGCTGGACCCCCGAGGAGTTCGCCAGGGAGACCGGGATCCACATCCCCTTGGAAGCCCCTCACCCGGACCTCAGCCCCGTGGCGCGGTATCGTATACCCGTCGTGGACGCCGGGGCTGGTCCCCCTATGTGGAGCGAGGAGGCCGAGTACATCGTCCTCCACATCCCCGAGCTTCGCGGGAAGTCGGAGCGGGAGCTCTTCGCCGTCAGGGTCCATGGGGACTCCATGGAGCCCACGCTGAGGGAGGGGGACGTGGTGGTGTTTTGGACCCAGGGGGCGGTGGAGCCTGGGCGCATCGTGGCCGTGCACGTCCACTGGGACGGCGTGGTCATCAAGCGGCTTCAGCGCCACGGCGACACCTGGTACCTCTACTCCGACAACCCCGAGCACCCGCCCGTCCCGCTGCTCGAGGCGGACAAGGTCTTGGGGGTGGCGGTCAACCTGGTGCGGAAGATCTGAAGGGGTTAGCATGCTCGCTATCGGCGTCATCCTTACCCTGCTGGGCGTCCTCGGCATCCTCGCGGGCCTCGTCATGTGGGCGCTCAGGTTGAAGAACTCTAAGGTCTTCCTCCGGAACGGCGTCATCGCCTTCCTTTTCGGGGGGGTTTTCACCATAGTAGGAGCTCCCCCTTCACAGCCCTCGCAACCCACGCAACCTGCCCAATCCGCCCAAGCCGCCCAAGAAACCCAAACCACTCAACCAGCGCAGCCAACCCCCCAGGAGAAAGAGGTTCAGGCGAACGCCGCTCAAGAGGAGAAGCCCGCTCAAGGGGACGAGCTCGCCCCTCCGGTCATACCCGGACTCCATTGGGTAGACATCACTCTCAATCTGGAAAGGGAGCCTTTTGGCTTCCGGTTTACCCTGGAGCGGAACAAGCTCACGCCCACCTTTGAGCGAAGGGCGAAGAACGTAGACCCGGACACCGGGGCGGAGATGTTGGTCAGGGTCGTTTCCTACGGGGACAAAGTGGTCTTGTACGAGGCCATGGTTTCGGGGCTGGGGGCTGACCTGACCGCGACCTGGTTTATCCCCCTCCTCGCCACTGCTCCCTTTGACGGCAACCCCCAGGTGGAGAGCAAGCGGTGGGCCGAGGAAGCCCTGGGGAAAGTGCGGCGGGGGCGGCCCGTGGAGCGAAGGGTGGGGGAGGTGGTCATGGAGCTTTCAGGCAACCCGCCGTCCCTCTACACCTTAGAGGTTAGCCACAAGGGCTACAAAGCTTACCTCAGTAAGGTCCTGCGATGACCCGCCCCAGAGTCCACCGCTCCCCCGGCGAGGGCTCCATCTACCAGCGGAAGGACGGCTGGTGGGTGGTGGCCGTCACCGTGGGGTACACGCAGAGCG